TCAGGATTATGACAATTATGAGGCGATTGTGATCAATGATGCAGGGCAAGATGTATCGGCGGTTGTCGCTGAGTTCCCGTTTGCANGGCTGATAAACCACGAGCGNAATCTTGGCCTATCTGCTGCAAGAAATACTGGCATAAAGAACGCCGAGGGGTATTACCTGGGATATCTTGACGATGATGACTGGCTTTATACCAATCACGCGAGAGTTTTAGTTGATGCGTTATCGGGTGGATACCGGGCGGCGTATGGAGATGCGCACATACAGAAGTATGACAAACCGCCTAAGGTTAGATTGTCAAAAGATTGGAGTAAAGAAGAGATCAGGGATTGTAACTTATTCCCCGTTTGCTGTGTGATGCACGAGGCGAGCTTGATTGAAGAAACAGGCTTATTCGACGTAAATCTACCAAGTCATGAGGATTGGGATTTGTGGCTGAGAATATCAGATATATGTGAGTTTATACATGTGAACGAGATAACCTGCGTAGTTGACCAGAGCCTACCAGACAGGATGGGCATGGATAGCAACCTTATGATGAGGGGGCTTGCTTTGGTAGCAAAGAAAATCGTAACACGAGAGAGGGAAGATGCGATTAATCACCGGATGTAATGAGCCATATTTGCCACGAATGCTTGACTATCTTAAAACATTAGACAGCAAGGCTGATTTTCCAATCACGCTTGTGACTGTGGGATTCGAGTGGGATAGTTCTTTTAAGAAAGTTGAAACGGTATCACTCCCAACGAAACTAAACAAAGGCGCACCATACGAGACAGAGGCGATCCAACACGGGTCATTCTTGAAGGTGGTAAAGCCCAGGCCGCGGGAAGTCCTATTATGCACAGATGGCGATTTCTTCATGCAACGCCCAATGGATGACAGCGAAAAGGAAATGCTGAATTTGAAAAAGGGGCAGGTGGTCACATCATGGAACGGCGGGCCTGATGAGACATTGGGTGTAGAAGCGGGAAGGCTACACCCAAAAATGCCGATTGGTCGAATTTCTGATGATTGGGGATTACTAGACAAACCGATTTATAACGCGGGCTTCCTGGCTGCCACAACTGAGACATGGAAGGATATCTATAACGAATACATGATGAGATGGGAGCGGGTTGGGTCGTTCTTCGGTCACATGGCACGGCAGCAATGGCTTATCTCTTATGTGATAGCCAGCCAGGGGCTAGATGTAACGGTTGCGCCGTGGTCGTTTCATGCGCACGGGCATTTTGGACCCAAGCCTGGAATGACAAGAGGCGGNGATGGATTGATTTATGCAGATGGCAAACTGGCTTGTTTTAGACATTATTTATGACCTACGACTATCTGATCGTCGGAGCGGGGCTTTTTGGGGCAACCTGCGCAAGATTGTTAACAGACGCAGGCAAAAAGGTATTAGTTATCGAGAAGATGGATCATATCGGCGGGAACTGTGCAGATTATGAACGAGATGGTATTATTATATGCAGACACGGGGGACATATATTCCACACCAATAGCGACAGGGTGTGGCAATGGGTCAACCAGTTCGCAGAGTTTACAAGATATGAGCATAAGGTCAAGGCGAAGTATAACCATCGGATTTATTCATTCCCGATCAATCGCCTTACCTACGAGCAATTCGGGCTACCGATAAACAAGGCATCTACGGCGATTTTATGGGATATCTTTTTCAAGGCATACAGCGAGAAGAAATGGGGCAAACCGATAGACCAGATACCNNAATCGATAACGGGCAGAGTGAACGTAAGGACAACGTATGATGATCGCTATTTTACGGACAAATATCAGGGGATGCCGGTTGGTGGNTANNCAAANNTNATNGNGCGAATNTTGGAAGGGATAGCAGTTGAGANAAAGGTAGATTATTTTNCTGATGAGGATTTGGCTAGAGCAGCGGATACAGTTATTTATTCTGGACCGATTGACAGATTGTTTGATTTTGATCGTGGAAAGTTGGAATACATATCAGCGGAGTACAGGACGATAAAAGAGCGGGGCGATTACCAGGGGTGCGAGACGGTGAACCACCATGATAGAAAAACACCATACACAAGAACGATGGAGTGGAAACATTACTACCGTCAGAACTTGCCCTACACCTTTTTTACTTACGAATACCCCCGCAATACAGGCGAGCCGTATTACCCATTCCCTGATGAGCGCAACTTGGGAATATACAAGCAGTATCGAGAACTGGCAGATAAGGAGCAATGGCTTCGAGTTGGCGGGAGGTTGGGGAGTTACAAATACCTGAATATGGATCAAACCATAGCCCAGGCGATTAGATTGGTGGAGCGGGAATTATGACAGCTAGAACCGGATTGACAGAATTAATTGATGTACTGCGCGGGATGACAGAAGCAGGCACAGCAGATTACACCGTAGGTACTGCGACCTTTTGGGACGGCGATCAAATGCAAATCGTTCTTGATCGGCATAGGCGAGAGATCGTACATGAACAGTTATCTACCATCCAGGACTGGTCGGGCGGTACGGTCAATTATTTTGATTATGATAGCCGTTTTGGGAACTACGAAAAGACTACCGGCGGCACTTCAATCTTTATCATCGAACATGGTACGGGGGCTGATGTTGGAACCGCCAATTATACGGTTGATTACTTCCGAGGTCGGGTTACATTCTCCGCTGATACNGGNGGNAGTACGCTTTACCTGACAGGGAGATCATACGATCTTGATTCTGCCGCCGCTGATATTTGGNGACAGAAGGCGGGACATGCGGCGAACCTGTACGACTTCTCCACCGATAATCACAGTTTCAAGAGATCGCAATACATGAAACATTGCTTAGAAATGGCAAGTCACTTTGACTCTCGCGGCGGGATCGGGGTTGGAATAATGACAAGGAGCGATATCGATGCCTCTGCTATCAAGTAGTGAAATTACATCTATGCGCAATACATTAGAGGGGGATGCGTTACCTGATACTTGCAATATCCTATCTGTAACTCAGACTGGCGACGGCCAGGGGGGATTTACAGAAACTTGGGGGACAGCTACGGCGGGGGTTGCCTGCCGNCTCGATAACACGAGTAGCCGTGAACTTATTAGCGGTGATGGGGTAAAACACTTCACGAGCTGGATGCTAACTTTGCCACACAACACGAGCATCGCGGCAGGCAACAGGGTAGAGGTGAGCAGTGAAAATTATAACGTAGTTGGCTTCGATGACGGGAAATCCTGGGCATTAGATTTGCGGGTGCTATTGGAAAAGGTATGACAACGGTCAAGATAAAGCTGGACACCAGGGAAATAGATAAGATCGCTAAGGGGCTGGATAAGAATACCGATGATGTACTGGGGAACTTGGCGCACTTACTTGAAGGAGAGGCTAAGGAAAGAGCACCTTATGACACGGGCGCACTATACAATAGTATTCGGGCTAAGCGTAAGAGAAAAAATTATTGGTGGGTACATGATTTGGTTGAGTATGGTATTCATCAAGAGTTTGGTACTCACAAGATGGCAGATCACCCGTTTATGAGACCGGCGGCTGAGAAGGTTGCCCGTGACTTGAACAATGGGCGCACCTGGGCAAGAATATTTGGATTGAGAACATGAGCGTACTAAACGCAATCAACGCGGCTTTATACAGTAAGATGAACGGGGCAACCGCCCTCACCAGTCTGCTTGCTGGCACGACTTCGATTTATTATCAGCAAGCACCAGATGAGGCAACATTCGATTATGTAGTGTTCTCTCATGTAGCGGGCGGCCCTAATAATGATTATGCGGGGGATTCGAGAGATCAGATCGTATTTATTCGGGGATATTCCACAACCGGACCAGCAGCGGCGGGCAGTATCGATGCACAAATATCGACGCTGTTCCATCGTGGATCGGTGACGGTTGCGGGTTATACAAACTACTGGACGGCACGTGAGGAGGATATACAACTGGTGGAAAATGCACCAGAACCGGGAGGAGTAAAAATTTGGATGGCAGGTGCGAATTATCGCATCAGATTAGATACATAAGGAGTAAGGAAAAATGGCTGAATATGCTGGATCGGCAATGCATCTCGATTGGATTTACAGCGGTGGAACGGTATCGTTACGCGCTGACTTCCGCACGTTCAAC